TGAGTTATCTAACTGTGACCATAAACCTACAGATAATCTAATATCATCCGGTCCATCTTGTTTAATTCTACCACCTTTACCCCACATTAGGTAAGTTTCAATATCCGTTGCTATTTTAGATAAGTGAGCTGCTTCCATATTTGTAATGAAAGTTCTTGTTAGAGTTCCATTCTCAAATGCTTCTCTAGCTCCTGCTTTACCCATATTAGCTACAAGTCCTTCAATACTAGGTACTGATGGATTGTTTGGATCTGTATTAAAGTTTCTCCAAATCTCAGTAACAGGTACTGTACCATCAGCGTTTAATCCGCCTTTGATCATTAAGTCTGCTCTTGAAGAAATTGAATAGTGTACATGTGCTTCTGCTCCTCCTACAAAATTGTAGAATTCACGGAAACCTGAACCAGTTTCAATGTCAGAGAATCTTTCACCGTACTCACCTCTTGCAGAACCTTTTCTAAAGTACTTTGTACCTTTAGCTAAGTATTTTGCATCTAGAGTAGCGGCATTATTATTATTTACTAATTGAACAGTGTATACAAAACCATCACCTGCAGGTACAATATCATCTGCTGTAATGTAAAGTTCTAGTCCATTATACTTATCATAAGTAATAATGTCACCATGTCCAAAAGTTCTTTTGTTGATCTTAATCTGGAACGTTGTTCCGTCAATTCCCTTTGTAGTATTTGCAGTGTCTATATCTGCTACTATGTAAGGAAGATCTTGTGCAATAGGAGTTTGCCACTTGTACTCACCTCTAGCGTTGTCCACCATGATTGTATTCTTTCCACCGAATGATGCCATTTGATATAAAGGCATTTCTACCTTCTGAGTCATTGCCCATAAATCAATTGGTCCCATATCCATAGGCTCAGCGTTGCCAAGCATCTGTGTTAGGTGATAAGAATCAACATGAGAACTAGCTTTGTAGCTTGTATCACGTAGGAAAATCCCATTATTTAAAACTGGAGTTGCCATAAATTTTCTTGTTTTTGATTAATAATTGTTTTTGTTTATATTTAATTTATCTAATTAAATGCGTTTAAAAATGTTGTTTGCCCTTTGTAGTTTTTTTCTACCTGTTGTTCTAGCATTTGAAGGTTCTTTGTCTTTAACCCCTAATGAAGAAGATCCACCAGTATTAGCTTGTTCTGTTTTTAATTTTCTAACAGTAGCCTCTACACTTTTTTGTGCACCTTTATCCATTATCTTTGCTTTGTATCCGTCTGGATCTTGTAGCAACCATAATGCTTCAGATATTAAACCGTAATTTGGCTCAACAAATTGATATTTTTCTAGTAAGTGTCCTAATAAATTAGTATTTCTACCACTCACTGATGGATAAGAAGGAGATACCAAACCATTATATAACATAGCTTGTGTTTTTTTATCTACCTTTATTTCATTAATCTTACCATCTTTTAATGTATTATATACATTTTTCATATATTCTTGAGATGCTTGCTCTTGTTGTTTTTTCTTTAACTCTTGTTCTTGCAATTTTCTTGCAACAACCTTTTCCTGCATCTTATCTAATTTTGGTTTAAACTTTGAAGCTTGTTTCTCTAACTTCCCTAAGTCTTTCCAAATTTCTATTTCTTCTTGAATCTCTTCTGAAGTACCATAACCTGTTGCACCTAAATACTCAGTTATAATTCTTTCTTGATCCTTTTCTTCTTTTATGTTTAAAGATTTATTTTCTTCAACTTGTGATAATGTAGAAAACAATCCTTTTAAATCTTGTCCACCATCAGCTACATATCTTGCAGCTATTTGTAATTCTTGTGGTAAACTATCAAAAAATTGTTTAGGTGTCTCACGTCTAACTTGATTAGCTTTCTCATCTAAGTTAGCTTGTATAAGCTCTTCCCAATCTTTAGCTGTATAGTCATCTAAATCTTTGTCATCATCAAAAGGAACAATTTTATCATCCTTAATTAATTTTGAAAAGACATCAGATATACCATTGATAGACTTTCTGCCTTTTTTAGTTTTAACAGCTTCTTCTTCTGTTTCATTATCTAACGTATCTAAAATTTCAGTTGCCTCTTCTTTATTAGTTTCTGGTTCTTTAACTTCTTCAAGTACCTCTTCATTTTTTGCTTCTACATTTGATTCATCAGTCTTAGCTGTTAAATCATCTGCATCATCTTTATCTGGGTCAGCAAAAGAAAAATCAGATTTGTCATTATTTCCTGAAAAAATATTTTTTTGTTTAGGAGTTTCTTTTTTCTCCTCAGGTAAAGTCATAGTATCACCTCCTGGTGCACCATTAAAGATCTCATCTAAATTAATATCAAGTGTCTCTACTTTACTATTCATAGTTGTTTCTGTTGAACTCATAATTATGTTGGTTTTAATAATTAATACTTTCTATATATATAATATAACAAATGTTTCTGTAAACAAACTTATAATATTTAAAAAAATTTGAAAGTTTTTAGCAGTATATAGCTAACGCCTATTTTTTATCATCAGATTTTTTAACATCATACTTATTTTTGTTTTCTTGAGCAATTTGAAGTTTAGTATTTGCTATATCTCTTTGTGCTGATATTTTTTCTCTTTCTACATCTAGTCTACTACTTTCCATCATCTGTTTTGAATTTGATTCTTCACGTTTCATATTCATTTGTTCACGGTATTGAGTAGTTTCTCTAATGTCTTTCATAGCATCTTGAAAATCAGATTGTTGATTTTGATTAACATCTGCTGATGCACCAAATCCTGCTGATCTTATTTCTGCTAAAGTAATATCATTTTGTCTGTCTTTATCATTTTCTGACATTTCAACTTGAAGTTTTTGTTGTTCTTCTTGTGCTTTAGCTTCAAGTGCTTGTTGCTGCATTTGTTGCTGTTGTTGCATTTCTTGTTGACGTTGCTGTTGTTGTCTAGTCTCAGAATCTTTTAATATATCTGTTACTTCAGCAATTGAGTCAGCTTTAACAATATTACCTAGTTCATAAATGCTTGCTCCTGTTGTATTGTTAGTTAAAGCCATTTGCTTTAAGTTATCTAATATAGCTCTATGATTTGTTTTAGTTGTTGCAAAAATATTAAAGTCTCTCATTAATAGATCAGTCCCGTTAATGGTAAAATTAACCTTTTGTGCTTCTGTAGATATATAAGATAATCTAACACTTGGGTTATTACTACAATAGTATTGTGCTAAGTCAGTTCTCATTTGATGCACTCTAGGCATTAATTGATCTGAATGCTGTACAAAATACATCTCTGTTTGAGCGTATGATTGTTGCATAGCCTGGACTACCCCTGTTGCAGTTTGAGCTGATACAGCTCCTCCTAGACGTTGTGGGTTTACTCCTATGGCATCAAAGCATTGTTGTTTAAAGTAGTTAGCTAATTGTATTCTAGACATTAACCTACTAGTCTGTTCCATATTTAAAGTCTGATAATGGTTGAAGTTGGTGGCATTCTCAGTATTAGTAATTGAAGTATCTAAAGGAAGCATTTGAAAATCTTTCATTGCTACCCATGCTTTTGCATAATTATTTTTACCCCAGTCTTCTCCCATTGAGTGACGTGGCAAAGCATTTTGATCAAACATGATTACTGTCCCTAATTCATCTATTAGAATGTCTGCAATCTGGTTGTTAACCATATTGTACCCAACTTGATATGCCTTCATTAAATCTACTAATGAAGTTGATCTGGTATTTCTATCTGAAAATACTCTTCCTTCTACAGGAAGTTTACATCCATAAAGTGTATTATTACCCTTAAACTGAAAAGGTAACCTACCAGGTTTAGTTCTATTAATTCCTATATATATTGGGTTTATATTATCACCCATAGTTGATCTCCACATAGCTGGTAGATTTGGACCTACCTTAACTCCACCCCATACTTCATTAATCCATATCCAATCTATATGTTCACCTTGTAATAAATTCTCCTTTGTTTTGTTTCTAAAAATAGAAGTATCATATACTGCTTTTTCTGTAACCTTAAATGTTTCATCAACCACCTCTTGTGTTACTTCACCATCACTTTCTATTTTAGTTAAATGACCTAACATACGTTGTGTCTTCCAATAAATTGTTGAAACTCTCATTAAGTTTCCTTCTTCTAATGGTCCTGTATCTTCACTTTGATCAAGTATCTCACTTAGTATATCTCCTCCAGCTGCTGGATCATTCCAATAGTTACTTGTATATTGTCTGTATGCTAATCCAGGCATCTGCGTGTTCCACTCATGAGATCTAGTAGCATCATAATATGAACCATCATTTTGATAACCATTAACTTGATATTGTGCTGATCTTGCTGGATATATTTTTTGTAAAGATTCAAGTTGTTTCTTATCCATTAAATATCCATATCTATCAACTACATCAGAGACTGTCATTAGATCTATCTTACCTACATAATTAGAATCTGATATGTATCTTTGATCTGGAGATTTTTGATAAAAAGTTAATACAGGATTCCATAGTTCAACATCATAGTCATCTTCCAGCATACGGAAATGCCAGAATTCTCTATCTGCTATAAGCATATCTCTAAATCCTCTTTCTTCTAGTTCTTGCATATGAAACCTTTCTTCATCTACTGCAAGTTGATGTGATGCCCATTCCTCAACCATACTTCTATATGACTTACTAAAAAAGTCTTCTATTTCTGGTAAAGTTTTTAAGTTTTCTGGTGATAATTGTTCTTGCCCTTCTTCTGATCCAGGATTCATTCCCATATCAAGCATCTTCATAGTAAGTTGTCTCTCAGCATCAGCTAATAAAGATTGTTCTACTTGCATTCTTTTTTGTTCTAACATCTCATTATAAGATGCATCATCAACTGCTCTAAACTGAACCTTAGAATATCTTTTAGCAAATTCACCAGTTAATACATTTATAACATTTGGTACAATAGGATAAAACTTTAATTCTAAAGCAGAGTCATTCTCTTTAGTAAGAACATCCATCATATCTTTATAGTCATTATCTGGCTCAACAATATAATCCGTTTTATCAATAACACCTTTAGCAAGTTTATAATTCTTTAAAAGTCTTCTTGCATGTATACGTAAAAACTCTATACCTTGTAATTCTAACCAATCTAGGTTCCATGCAGCCCAATCATCTGTCTTTTTAGAAAATGGTAAAAACTGAGTGGGTTGTGTTAGACTTGAAAACGTAGGTCCGCTTTCTGCCTTAGCACCATTCTTTAACTGCATTGCATTTAATACTCTCATATTTACTATTTATAATTTTTAAATCCAGATCTCTTGATCTTACTACTAGCACTACCTCTACCCCTACCAATATTCTTAAAGGGACTATACTTTAATTTATACAAATTTTCTGAGTTTACCAAGGATTTGTCCTCTGATTCACGTCTTTTAGAGTAACCTCTATTAGATTGTTGTATTTTAACAAATGCAATTAATGCACCAAAAGCTACAAGTCTATCTACATTAAGCCCTGGATAATATGCTAACATTTCTTTTAACAACATTGGATCAGGTATTCTTTCTACTCCTAAAGTTTGATTAATTACATTACCACTATCATCTAACTCTTCATCTATAACCTCTCTTATAAATTCTATGGCATATGAGATTAAATGACTTTTAAATAATGTTCCTGTATTTTTCCATCCATATTCTTGATATACAGATTTATTAGATCCTAGGTCTTTTAAGAATAGTATTTGTTGTTTAGGTACTAAGTATCTTTGTTTTCTTCTTGCAATCATATGTTGAATAAATAAAGATATATTATTCTCTACAACTGTCCAGGCATTATACCATTCTATAAGTAACTCTAGTCTTTCATGTGTTTTATTTATATCATCAAATCTTCCACACCATGCTGCCACTATTTTATCTTTCTCAATAAACTGTTCAGTATCACCAGCTACTGTTTCTCTAATTACTTCAACAGCATTCTTATATACAAATATACTACATAATGAATCTGATGTTGTAGTCTTACCTTCTGATACAGGATCAATAGATGCATAGTACTGACCAAAATCAGGACGTTTTGATGTTGGTCTTTCCCATACTACTATTACACCAGTCTTATCAATTTGCTTTCTATCTACAGGAAATCTGGATATAGGAAGTTTGTTTGATCTCTTAGCAATTATACCTTCTTGCTCTCTTGTTAAATCTATCAACTCATAAGGATATTCTTTTTCATCAATCTTTTTAAGTTGTTTAGATAATACCCCTTGTGGAAATATAGATGCTTTTCTATATGCAAAAGCTTCTGCAATGTTTAATGGTTTCTGAGATATTCTTAATTGGAATTGTTCACCGTTTAATTCATTCTTCCATCTGTTTCTTTCTAACTGTATAGCCTCTATAGCTTCTTCTATTTGTGAATTACCAAAGTCATCAATATATGGAGGCATAGACCATTGTTCTGGAATAAATAAACCTGCCATACCTATTGTTCCGTCAGCATCTATTAAGTTTGTTTCTACTGCAAATATATCATTTGCATCAGGATTCATTATCATTTCTTTAAGTGGATTACATTGATCTAAATCACCCACTGATCCTGCTGCTATAAACATACCTGTTGTCATCATACCTGAAGACATTGCAGGACGTAAGTACTCATATGTCTCAGACATCTTTGGGGCAATACCAGCTTCTTCATGAAAGAAATATGTACAAGGTCCACCTACCCCTGTAGTTGCATTCTTTTCAAATGAACCACCCTGTATCTTTGATTTAAGTCCTCTTGCTGTTTTTCTATTCCCAATCTTTACTTCAATTTGTTGTTGCCATAATAATACTTTCTCAGGATTACTTGGTCTATACCAAGCAGTGTGTTCATTTAGGAATATCTTATATTCTTCTAAAAACTTCCAAGAACCTTTATCATTAATAAAGTCTTTTAGTGAAGCACCAATTTTACAAGTACTTCCTTCTTCAAACCAATAGGTATTTATTATCTTACCCATATGAAAATATGATGAAGCTATCTGACGTTTTTTAAGTATAGCAGAATGTTGGTTATTTAACTCAGCTAACCATTCATACAATGCTAAATGATATTGAGCATCTCTTACCTTAGCAAAACCATATTTTTTTTCTTCCTTATCAAATATAGGTAAGAAATTTAACCACATATAATAATCTCTTGTAATATACCAAGTCTTGTCATTCTCTTTGTATATAACACCATTCCTGCATTTATTTTTTTGGTCATCCCAATATGCAGTAAAATCTTTGGATCTAAATGGACTAGCACAATAAACTCCTTCTGTATTAAATCTTTTAGCTTCAGCATTAAATTCATAAGCCATCTTAGTAAAACCATATTCACCAGGTTCACTAAAAATTGACTCAATAAATTCTCTAAACTCTAAATCATTTTTAAATTCAGTAGTAGTCCATTTATCATTATCATATGTAGGTATGATTCTACTCATCATATCTTACTATAGCAAACACATCACCCTCTTGGACAAGAAGATGTTCTACATTTTGATGCATCATTGGTGTTGGCATAGCGTGTTCAGCATATTGTACTATATCTCCTACTTCTATTTCATGTACATCTTTTCCTTTTCCTACTACTGTTCCTTTATACTCTATCTTTCTAGCTATTTCAGGTATATATAATCCACCAGCAGTTTTTGTTTCTACTTTCCATTTTGCTAATAGTAATTTTTTACCTACCGGTATTACAGTCATACTCATATCTAATTGTTTTTAATTATTATAATTGGTCATAAGCTAATCCTGCACCACCACGCACAGAGCTTTCTTGTTCTTGTTTCATATCTAAAAATGCACCTTTATATGATTGTCTTATCTGTTCAAACTTAGCAGCTGCATTTATCATAGAGTTCATATTTCCATCTCTACCATGTTCTATAGGGGTTACCTCCATATACTTCCCTAATCTATCTAACATAGCTTTAATACCCACATAAGCTCTATATGTAGGAGTTTCATATAGTTTCTTACACATATCTAAACCATATCTTATAGTTCCATCTTCAGGAGATTCTATTAATTGTATTTCTTCAATAATAATATCTTCTTTTTGATGTTCAGGTAAATTAAAAAAAGGATTTAGATCAGGATCAGGACAACTCATATAAAATATATACTGGTACACTGACATATGTGTATCAGGATATTCAGTCATAATCTTTTTTA